GGTCGCGTCTCAAACCGACATCTTGGCATCGGACTGGTGCCTTGTCTGAAAACATCAAACCAACAACATGAAAAAGCTCATTGCAGCAATCGCAGTATCAGCGGCAATCACAGCAATCGCACTCGCCAAAGCCGACAAGTCGTGTTGGGGCGGGTCAATCCAACAGTGGCCCGACGCAAACCTCTTTGGTTGGTCGCCGCTTATGCCGTCCACCCTTAACGCGAGCGACGGCGGGGCCGCTGCACTCATCACATACGCCGCATACACAAGCGGGACCGTCCTAACCCGGACAACAACCACAATCAACGGCGTGCCCACGTCCAGCTACAAAACCAATGAGGTCAGCGGAAAGTTGTTCGGGGACAACCTCATGGTCCGCGTCCAGTTGCCAGAGCCGGTTTTGTGCAACTTTCCAAACAACTCAGCCAAGGTTGAGGCGTGGTTGTACTACCCGCCGCAAGTCGTCGGTGGCGCAGACTTCTCGGCCTACGCCTCCGCCAAGATCCAAGGCAACTAAACACAACGCCCTGTCGCAGCAGGGCTTTCTTTTTCTATGAGTAGAGAAATTGAATTCTTCAAGGATCAGTACAAAGAGGCTTACGAGCTTTACAAAAAGGAATGCGCCCATTCTCGCGAGTTGTTTGACCTGTCCATCAAGCTGCACACGCGATGCTACACTTACGCCTGTTTCGGCTTCTGGTCATCGGTTGTGGCGTTCGGGGCCGGGATTCTGATCGGGGGTTTGAAATGAGCATACCAAACGACGGCGGGCCAGCGTTTCCATTACATTGGATGGACTTTCTGCCAACAACCGGGGAACAAGTTGTGCGCGAGCAGTTTCCAGGGATGTCTCTCCGCGACTGGTTTGCTGGGCTGGCGTTGAATGGAATGCTTAGCGATCCAAATCTATCAGCAGAGCCTGAAGAGTTCGCCGATTATGCATACAGACACGCTGACGCCATGCTGAAAGCGAGGTGCAAATGATCCCACTCGGCGTCCATTTTGACATCCCAGAGCACGTCTACCGCGCAGATCCAGCGTACTCGTACTCTCAGGTCACACAGATGCTTCCGACTCCCGCCGACTACAAGTGGTGGGTCGATCACAAGCCTCCGCACACATACGCGATGGCGGCTGGCACGCTCATTGGACGCCTTGTTCTTGAGCCCGAGCGAGACGCATTCGAGAGCTTTTCGATCAAGCCAGAACCAAAAGCGCCAGACAACTGGGAGAAAAACCAGCACGCAGCCGGATTGATTCCGATCAAAGTAAAGGACATCGAAGAGTGCAAGCTGGCCGCCGAGTCGCTGCGAAAGCACCCCATTGCTGGGCCAATCCTGACGGGTGAAGGGCGATCCGAGGTGACGATCATCTTCGAGGTGGATGGCATTCGATGCAAAGCGCGTATCGACCGAGTTCCAGACGACACGGACTACCTCGTTGACCTGAAGAAGACTCGTGACGCCGCTCCTGGACGATGGGTTGACGGTAAGAACGATATGTTTTTTCAGCAAAGTAAATTTGCGTATCAGGTCAAGGATAACGGATACTACATCCAATCTGGGCTGTACTTGTTCGGATGGAATCAAGTGTGCCCCGAGTCAAAGCGAACCCGCTGGTTGAACGTGTGCGTAGAGCAAGATCCACCGTGCAAGGTCATGGTGTACGAGCTTGAACAGGAAGCGATCAAGCGCGGGTTGGAAGATTTCAAGCGGCTACTGAAGAAACTCCGCGAGTGCGAAGATTCTGGGGTGTGGCCGGGATATGAAGAGAAGGTTGAAGTGATCGGTTTACCAAAGTAATTTATGATCGTACTGAAGATTGATGTGACGAAGATCGACAAGAACCACCTGTTTGTCGGCAAGAGCGGCAAGTACCTTGACTGCATCCTCAACGAGAACAGGGACGGCCCCGACCAATACGGCAACATTGGGTTCATCGCACAAAGCGTCTCCAAGGAGGCGAAAGAAAAAGGCGAGCGAGGCCCAATCATCGGGAACTACAAGGAAATCGTGACGACTCCGCGAGTGCCGAAGCAAACCGAGTCGAAGCCTGCAACCAAGTCAAAGCCAGCCACAGATGATGCGGGTTCGGGTTTGCCGTTTTGATCTAACACAAAACTAAAAAGGAAATATGGAACAACGAATTGAAGACCTGATTGCGGAGTTGCAGAAGTTCGACAAGGACACGCGAATTGTCGGCGTCGTCGAAGTGAAGTGGAACGACAAGCGAACCGCCGTTGAAGTGCTGGTGAACGACAACTAACATGACCTCATTCCCACGCCAAGAACTGGCCAAGGCGCTGTCCGAAGCGTCTGGCCCATCCAAGCGCCCGACACAAGGGCAGCACTCATTCACGCGCATCACGGTTCAGGATTCTTCCGCAACCGTTGAATGCTACAACGGAGTCATGCGATGCACTTCGGTTGTGAGCGGTGTGGCTGGCGACGCAATCGACATCCTGGTTCACGCTGAGATGCTTTCGTCCGCCATCGAAAACACCCGCGCCGAGACGGTTGAAATCACACCCGAAGCCAACCGCATCAAGCTCAAGGTTGGAACGCGCATCGCCTCGGTCCCAACGCTCCCGGTTGCCGACAATTGGACCGACCGTCAGGAGCGCAAAGCTCTGTCCAGAATCCAAGTGACGGACCACGAGACGTTCATCCCGATTCTGAAGATCGCCCACGGGATCGCGAAGGGTGCCAAGTTTGACGAGAACAAACACGTCGAATTGACGGCGGAACCGGGCCTTGTTCGCATTGCTTGCACCAGTCGGTATCAAACCATCTGGGCGTCCCACAAATGCACCACAAAGGGAACCGGAACGATTGCGGTGCCAGTCGAATCGGTGGATGAAGTGTTGAAGTCGGCAAGCAACTCCATGCTGTTCCGAATCTTCGACAACGCATTCGCGTACAACAGCGGGAACCTGTCCCTTGAATCGTCGATCAAGAGCAACCCGCAGATCGTCACACCACTTATCCCGAGCATTGTTGATCGGTTCCGAAAGAAGGACTCACCGTCCGCCATCGTGGACCGAGTGGAGCTAATCAACGCGCTGAAGAGTGCCGACGCCGTGTCTCAGAAGCGTGCGATTCCGAGCATCAACCTGGAAATCGACATCGCGAAACTGGTCGTGTCCTGCGACAACTCCGAAACCAGCGTCGAATCGGAAGTACCAGCGTCAACCATTGGTGCTGTGTCATTCCGAATCTCTGCGTCGGACATTGTTAGCACCCTGTCAAAAATGCCGGGTGAAAAGGTCGTCATTGAGCACGCGCCAGAAACACCCACGGCCTGGTTCTCGCCGTTTGAGAACGACACAATCCTCATCGCGGTTCAAATCATCAGGAAAGAATGAAAGTCACCATCGCAGTAGATCCGGGAAAATCAGGTGGGTACGCTGTTCATTGGGGGCATTCGGATTCGCACATTGGAACCCAACCACGCGGAATCAGCGTCTACAAGATGGGTTCTGAGACGGATTTCATAGATCAGGTGGAAAGCATCAAATCCTACGCAAAAGACGAGGGTTACGAGATTGATGCAGTGATTGAGCTTGTTGGTGGATATGCTGGAGGAGACGGTCAACCCGGATCTCGCATGTTCACATTTGGAAACTCGTTTGGGTATTCCAGAGGCGTGATTATGGCGAACAGAATACCCCTCCGAGAGATCCGACCTCAGGAATGGCAAAAACTTGTCGGTGCTGGAAACAGAAAGTCTCACAAGCCGAAATCCGCATGGAAGCGCCACTTAGTCGATTTAGCCAAGAAACACTTTCCGCAAGTCCAAGGAATCAACCTTTCGACAGCGGACGCACTCCTAATCCTTGAAGCACATTTGAAATGACACCCAAGACCGGAACCGAACTGCGACGCGAAGCTCTTAAAGCTGTGGAGGACTGCGTATGCAAGAACCGTCAGAACGCCTACGGAGACGCCGAGGACAACTTTGCCGACATTGCGGTGTTCTCTAATATCGTCCTGAAGAACAAGCTGGCCAAACCGCTCGACGCCCTTGACGTTGCGCTGTTCTCAGCGTGCATAAAGCTCGCCCGCTGCAAGGAGTCACCAAGGCACAAAGACAACCTTGTGGACCTTGCTGGTTACGCCGCGTGTGGTATTGGAATCGTTCTCCGTGAGCAAGAGCAGTGGCCAAACGGAATCCCTGATGACGAATACAAACGGATGCACGACATGGTAGAAGTCGCGCAGACGGCAAATGAGGAGTTGAAGATTCAACCCTAGCAAAAACTCGGGAAATAAACTTGAACCGCCCGCGTGGTGGTTCATAAATAGGCGGTCAAAAGGAATATGGACTACAAAACAACCGCTCCCGATCGTTTGCGATTCGAGGAGTTCATTGAAAGCAAATCTCAGCTTGGTGGTGATTACGGTTTTGAACCGTCGTTTCTTCCAGGTTTTTTATTCGACTTCCAGCGGCACTTGGTTGACTGGTCAGTGCGTCGCGGACGTGCGGCAATTTTCGCCGAGTGCGGCTTGGGTAAGAGTCCTGTTCAGCTTACATGGGCTCAAAACATTGTTGAGAAAACCAACATGCCGGTTCTGATCCTGACACCATTGGCTGTCAGTGCTCAAACTGTTCGAGAGGCTTCCAAGTTCAGCATCGAAGCAAAACAAAGCCGTGACGGTTTGATTAATTCAAAGATCGTCGTGACAAACTATCACAAGCTCCACTACTTCAATCCAAACGACTTTGCCGGAGTGGTTTGCGACGAGTCTGGAATTTTGAAGAATTACGATGGGGCCATCAAATCTCAGGTGACAGAGTTCATGAAGAAGACCAAGTACAGGCTTCTTTGCACCGCAACACCAGCGCCAAACGATTTGATTGAACTAGGCACATCCAGCGAGGCCCTTGGGGAACTTGGGTTCATTGACATGTTGAGTCGGTTTTTCAAGAAGGCCGAATCCACAACAAGTCGCAGCGATGAGTTTCGCGCTGGCGTTTATCGGTTTCGAGGTCACGCGGAGCAAAACTTCTGGCGGTGGGTTTGCTCTTGGTCTCGGGCTATCCGAAAGCCGTCCGATCTGGGGTTCAGTGATGACAAGTTCAAGCTGCCTGAACTCACACAAACACAGCACATCGTTTCATCTGACACACCGCCGGACGGCTTTCTGTTTTCCACAAAGGCCAACAGTCTTCAGGAGCAACGCGCTGAACGCCGCAGAACACTAAAGCAACGGTGCGAGAAAGCGGCATCTTTGATTTGCGACACAGGAAAACCAGCGGTCGCGTGGTGTCACCTGAACGACGAAGGAAACCTACTTGAGAAACTGATTCCCGGAGCCGTTGAGGTTGACGGCTCCGACTCCGACGAGTTCAAGGAAGAGTCGTTTGAGGCTTTCTCCGCCGGTCAAATTCGCGTCTTGGTTTCAAAACCAACCGTTGCTGGATTTGGTTTGAACTGGCAACACTGCGCCCATCAGACGTTTTTCCCGTCGCACTCGTTTGAGCAGCTCTACCAATCCGTTCGCCGATCTTGGAGGTTTGGCCAGATCAACCCGGTCCACATCGACATGGTTACATCTGAAGGGGAATCGACGGTTCTTGAAAACCTCCAACGCAAATCCAAGGCCGCTGACGAGATGTTTGAAAACCTCGTCAGGCTCATCAACAACGAATTGCGGATCATTTCAGAAAACAAGCACGTCAAAAAACAGGAACTACCATCATGGCTATAATCGACCAAACAATAACAGAAAACTACGCGCTCTATAACGGCGATTGCGTGGAGGTAATGCGTCAACTCCCAGACTCATCGGTTGACATGTCCATTTATAGTCCGCCTTTTTGCGGGTTATACAATTATTCATCCGACGAGAAGGATCTGAGCAACTGCAAGGATTACGACCAGTTCTTTGAACACTACTCGTTTGTTGTGAGTGAGATTTTTAGGCTCACAAAACCTGGAAGAATCACGGCGGTTCACTGCATGGACATACCGCGTGCCGGGGCAAATGTCGGCGGGGGATTGATCGACTTCCCGGGCGACATCATCCGACTGCACGAGAAGCTCGGGTTCTCGTATTGCGCCCGATACCACATTTGGAAGGAGCCGCTTGGAGTCCGAAACCGGACAATGGCAAAAGGGTTGGCTCATGCTCAAATCGTTGAAGACTCATCGTTATGCGACGTTGCCGCCGCCGACTACCTTCTCATGTTCCGACGCAAGGGCGAGAACAAGATTCCCGTGGCTCACCCAACCGGCCTGCATCACTATGCCGGTGAGCGCAAGATGCCCGCCGAACTTTTGAAATACAAAGGCTGGACCGGGAAGCAGACGGAGAACCGATACAGTCATTGGATTTGGAGGCAGTACGCCAGCGCGTTCTGGGATGACGTTCGGCTTGGGAATGTTCTTTCTCACGAAGAATCAAAAGACCCAGAGGACGAGCGCCATGTTCACCCGCTTCAATTAGATGTGATTGAAAGAGCCTGTACGCTCTGGACGAATCCGGGCGAGGTTGTGCTCACTCCATTCATGGGTGTCGGATCTGAAGTTTACGGCGCTGTCGTGAATGGGCGCAAGGGCATAGGGGCTGAGCTGAAAAGCACCTATTACAGACAGGCCGTCAAGAACCTAGAACGCGCCAAGGTGGACATGTTAAACCGGGAAGCTGGCGACAACAGCATCTTCGACTTCGCGGAGGCAACCGATGAGTGAGCACTGGATTCAAACGTACACGGGGCGTAAGTTCTACCCGCTGTCTCCACGCGCCGAGGACATCGACATCGTGGACATCGCCCACGCGCTCAGTCAGAAGTGCCGGTTCACGGGCCACTGTTCAGAATTCTGGTCCGTTGCGAATCACAGCATCACGGTTGCGGATGAATGCACCGGCAAGAACGCGTTGATTGCCCTCATGCACGACGCTGCCGAAGCGTACATGCCTGACGTGGCATCGCCCATCAAAAGCCTCCTACCGGACGTTGTGGAGATGGAGCGGGTGCTTTGGAAGTGCATTGCGGAGAGGTTCAATCTTCCGCTTGAAATGCCAATCGAAGTGAAGAATGTTGACCTGTTGGTGTTGGAATCCGAGCGGCGTCGGTTTATGTCTCCAAGCAAGCACGACTGGGGGCTTCCGTCGGGCCGGTTCATCAAGCTGGATCAGAAGCCAGCGCACCAAGCAAAGACGCATTTTATTCGCATGTTCACCGCCCTTCAACCATGAGCTACACCTCATCCAAACTAACCAAGCCGCTCACCAAGCGGAAGTTCACCGATCCGTCAGAGCTTCCGAACCGCGCCGAGGTCATCACGTATTTCGCCCGAGCCAAGTACAACGGAAAGCCGTGCTACCCTCCTGGATGGCGAAAGCTACTCAACCTTCCATTCGACTTCATGCGTGAGGTTGGTGGTCTCGGTGAACTCCCCGTCGAGTACATCACTTGGCAAATGAGGGAGGTCCAATGACGTACTCCATCTCCGAGGAGCGGTACAACAAGATCGCCGAGAATGCCATCAACAGGCTTCCTCTTGGAGCCAACAAGCACGAGCTGGCCGCGATGGTCTACCAGCTTGCAACCGCCGTGGTGGCAGCATCCGCTGGTGTCCGTCAGGAGTTCCGCGACCTTTCCAAGCTGGGGGTCATTTCCGCAGATGACCGAATCTTCATTGCCAAGGTGTTGATCTCGACGCAGATCATGGCTGAAAGCGGCGAGAAACCCACCGACGAGGACCGTGCAAACGTCAACAAAGCGGTCGGACTTCTGAAACCTGCGAAACAGGTTTGACTTTAACGTCGCGAACCTACAACTTGGCACCGTTGTTGTTGGTTTGAGATGTTCGTGGCCGGTTGGTGGGTTTTATTCCTTTCCCCACTGACCGGCCATTGTCGCGTTTACGGTTGACCTACCCACCGCATGAGGTCTTTAGTGTGGTAGGTATATCGTTAAAGTATGGCATCAAACGCATTTGGAACGGTTGGTTGGCAGGGGTTCACACCGGCAAAACCGGCTGTCTCCAATCCGTTTACCACCATCACAAACACCAAGTCGCCCGAGGTTGACTCTCGGTTGACCGACCTTTTCAAGCAGTTCGACACACTGCGTGGGCTTGGATCGTCATCGTTGACCGACTATACCAAGGCGCTCAATCAGAACACCCCGCAACTGAAGGGGTTCGCGATGTCCGACATTGGCGCTCTGAACGACGTGGCCAGTGGTCGCACCGCCGAGGATCTTGCCCGCATCCGGGCTAACAGAGCCAACGCCATCAAACTCTCCGCTGACCGGGCTCGCGCTGGTGTATCAGGCGCTTTGGCTCAAACCCAGCTTGCGTCTGGCGGGGGAGGCCGCTCGTTGGGATCGTCCAGCTACATGCAGAAGTTGGCGCTCAACAAGCTCTCCGACATCGAGGCTAAGGCTGCGGCGGACGCTGCGGATGCTGAACGTTCTGATTACCTCTACAACCAAGGTTTGCGTATGGGTACACTTGGACAGCGGGGTGGCTATCTCGACGCCTTGGCGGGCCGTTCCCTGCTTCCGTTGAAGGCAACCACGGACCAGTACGGGGCGAACCTGAACCAGCTTGGGACGCTCCTGCAACAGTACCTCGCAAACAATTTCATCGGGCTCCAGAAGCCCTACGGAGTAGATTATGGCGTTTAGACCACCAGTCGCAGACCCTCGAACCGTGATGCAACCCCAGAACGTGGGAGGCTATCTTGCGTACTGGAACGCCAACCAAGGGCGCATGACCGATTACCAGACCGGCGCTCCATTGGCTGACCGTTTGGCGGCTGTTCAGTCCACCCAGCCCTATCGCGGCGACATGATCTACGGGGACTCCTACGGCGGCGTCCAGTCGGCAGAATCGGGTCAGCAACAGGCGTTCTTCAATCAGGCGATGGCTCAGGAGCAGATGCGCCAACAGGCTCTTGCGCGTCAAGATGCTTTGCGTTTCCGCGACCAGCAGGCGAATCAGGACCGGAACATGCGGCTTGCTTCGATTTTGGAAGCCGCTCGTCAGGCCAATCAGCGGAATGCCACAGATCGCGACAAGCTGCTGCTCCAATCCCAGCTTGGGAAAATGCGCGACGATCAGTTTGCGACAGCGCAAGAGGACAAGTTTGCCCTCGCTGAAATGAAGCAGAACGAGCGTGACGCGCTTGCTCTAGACGACGTTAAAGGCCAAGGCGCTGGATTGAGTTCCGCACTATCCATGGCGTTCAACAACCTCAACGATTCCGAGGGCGAGCTGACCGCGTTTGAAGCTCTGAAAAAGCAGTGGATGCCCAAGATAGCCGCCGCCTCCGCTGACCAGAAGATTGTCAAGACGGACGCTGGATACGTTGCCCGCAATGGTGGTGATTCCGTTCTCGCTGACATGGCCAACCAGATCATGGATCAGGCTAGTTCCGCAAAGGAAGCCGCTGCCCGCATTCGCCAGTCGAAGAACGACATTGGAACCCTACTCACTCAGGCTCGAAGCTCCGGGTTCGACGTGACGCCGGACATGAAGGCGGTTGTCCACCCGCAAGCTGGCAAGTTCCAGATCCAGCTCCCGGTTCCAGTGAGTCGCGCTTCCGACAAGCCGAAGACTACGCCGCCGCCAGTTACAAAGCCAACCGTACCGTCAGCCGGGGTGACTCGCCTTGGTGGTAGGTACATCACTCCAGTCGGAGCTGGTTACTAATGCCAATCCAAATCCAAGTACCCGGAATCGGAATTGCCGAGTTCCCGGATGGAGTCTCGTATGACGATGCGTTCAAAGCCATTCAGGAGGACAATCCCGAATGGCAACCATCCCGCGCCGACATCTTCTCGAAGATGCAATCGGACTCGAACGCAATGGCGTCAAAAGATGCCAACCGATTCCTGAAACAAGAGGGCGACAGCGGCCTTCAGGTTGCATACGAGCGGATGGCTGGGAATGTGGCTCGTGGCGTCGGGGACATCCTCTCAGCTCCCGTTCGACTTCTCGAAAAACCACTGGATTCCTATTACGCTGGCGAGAGGCGGGCGGCAAAGCGAACCGGCGCTGACATGCCGGTGACGTTTGAACAAAGTGTCAGGAGTTCATTCGATGAATCAGCGGACGCCGCAGAAACAGCTACGCAAGGAAGGGGTAACGCGGCTCTTAATTTTGGCGCTGACGTGGTTGGTGGCATTGCTCCGACACTGGCTGCAACGGCGCTGACAGGAGGGCTTGGTGGCGCTCTGTTTGCTGGCGCTCAACAGTTCGGATCAACGCGCAAGAGGGTTCTGGATTACTACAAGTCACTCGGATTGCCAGAGGACGACGCCCAAAGCACCGCCGACATGTTGGGGGCTACGAGCGGTGTAATCACTGGAGCTGTCACCAAGTACACGCCCGAGGTTCTTGGAAAGATTCCCGGCATTGGGAAGTACATCGGCGGTGAAGGTGTTGAGGGAATGGCTAAAGTACTCCTTACCCAGCGCCTTCGCCAGACCCCCGTCGCAGAGATTGCGCGTCGTGCTGTTGGGAACTCTTTTGGGGAAGCGACCGAGGAGTCGATAAACCAGTTCCTTCTCGAAGTCGTCGAATCCAAGCAACTGGAGCCAAACCTGTCTTGGGAAGAGATTGCAAAACGCACCGCTATGGCTGGCGCTCAGGGTGCCGCCGGTGGCGCTGGAACATCCATCGTTGGGGATGTGTCTCGTGCGGGTGTTGAGAGGCTTTCAGGCACCACGCCCCAGTCTGAGTTTGAATACTTGGCCAAAGTGGGCCGATTTGAAAACACCAAGCGCGAACTGGACAAGAACCGAGCCGTCAGAAACGAACTCGACACGATTCGAGAACAGTCCGCCAACGAGCTGGCTGAAATGGCTGGATTCGAGAAGCCTCACACAGGGCAGCGCCTTCCACTTCCAGAGCCGCAAAGGTTCACGCTTCCAACGCCTCCGCAAGCCCAACTGCCAACCGCAATCGAGAGTGAGGCGGTTCTCCTGAAGCAAGCCGAAGACGCTCGCCAGGCTGGTCAAATCAGCGATCAGGAATACCTCGCTGCGGTCGATAGATTTCAACAGGCCAGAGCTGTAAACTCGGCTCAGCCTCCACCTTTACCCGCACCGCAAACACCAAACCTGTCAGGGGGTGAATCCACGAATGAAGGGCAAATCCAAGAAAAAGGGCTGCAAGTAGCGCCAGCCGCAACGCCTCCTCCGTCTTCAGTGGCGGGGGAGGTTGTTGTTCAACCGCAAGCGCAAGGCTCGGACACGGCTGGATTAGGTTCCAAATACCAACGCGAAGCTTCAGTTGCCGCATTGGAGAACAAGGGGTTTTCCGCCGCGAACACTGCGGAGGGTAGGAAAAAATACCAACCAGCAATTTTGTTTTCAAACGGCAAAATCCTAACCGGAAAATCTCACGAGGAGATTCCGGGTAAAGGCGGTAAACATGGATACGTCGATAAGGATGGAAATTTCCTGTCGCTTTTAGATGTTGCGCGACTGGAGATCGAATCCAACCAGCCAGACCGAATCGACGCAGCCTTGTCCCGCGCAATCGAGGCGACCAATCCGTTTGGAAAAGCGAACACGGGCAACCTTGGCGTCACGTACACCGTGCTGAAGCTCACCCGCGCTGCATACCGCGCCGGAAAGAGTCTCGCGAACGCCATAAAGGAATCCATCGCCCAGTACCGCGCAGCCAATCCCGCCACCCAATTCAACGACGACGAGGTTGATGCTGCCGTCAGGATCAAACTCCAAAACTTCCTTGCAGGCGGTGAAGACGCGCTTGCGATTGCCAAAGCCTCCGAGCCCGCTGTTGCCGAAAACGAGCGTGCGGCTGCGATGATTCACGCCGAGGAATACCACCGCCAGCGCATTTCAGATCGCCGCAAAGAACTGAACAGGTTCCACGACCAAGCCGTTCAACGGGCGCTCGGAAACGGGATCGACGTGGCGCTCGTTCCCAAGGTCACGTCCAGCGAGTTCCCAGAGTTCGCAGCAAGCCTTGGAATGGACGCTGGTTTGATCCAGCAACTCCAAGGTGACGTTGCGCGTGAAGCCAAGGCCCGTCGCCTGTCCGAGCTTCAGACGCAATCGGAGGAGATTGGTCGCACAATCACCACGCTTACAGGGCTTGATCCAACCAAGTACGAACCACTCATCGCTCAGTTGGTTGAAGGCAAGCAGAAGCTTGATAAGCGTATTGCTCGCAAAGGATTCGATGACGCCCGTGTCCGCGCTGCTGAGATCCTGGATCACACCCGCGAGTTTGTTAGCCGCAAAGCTCGTCTTGAGGCGCTGAACAACCCCGATGTCAAGGAGGCCATCTCTGGTCCAGTCCAAGCCCTGCGTGATCTGATGGCTGAGTACCCAGACCTGCGCGACAGGGGTGTGAGCGATTGGGTTTCCGATCCCAATATCACTGACGAGGTGAAGCGCGTTGTGGTCGCCCGCCTGTCCACGGCATTCCGCGAGTTCGACAAGCACCATGACAATGTTGCAACCACTCTCGCCGCGTCTGAAGCCTCGCTAGAGCGTCAGATCAACCGGCTCAAGGAGCGCATCTCCAAGGGTGAGATCCGAAAAGCGTACATCGACATCGTGATCGAAGAGGCTCGTCTTGCCGCCGCTGGTGAGACTGGGTTGACCGGAGGGCTTGGTGTTGACCACCTCGAATGGTTCGACGCTAACGCGGAGGCATTGCGCTCGTTTGCGAGGTCGTTGGCAGAGAAGCTGAACGGAACTGGTCAAGACGCTTTGGATGCTCGCAAGTTCTCAGACTGGATCTTGTTCAACCCAGAGGACGCGCCGCCAGCGATCAAGAACACGGCGCAAACCAACTGGGGTGTTGGCGATGAAACTCTCAACGAGATCATCAAGGCTCTCCAAGAGTCTCCCGCTGTCAGGAATGCTGTCGCGGCCATCTACGATAAGGGAACCGAGAAGCTGCCAGCGCACGAGCTTCGTCGGATTGCAACCATTGCGCTGAGCGGTGAAGAGGCTGACGCTGAGTTCGCGCAATACCTCGCCAAGCAGCTCCAGAAGAAACAGGGAACCGATCTGTTCAAAGTTGTCCAACGCCTCCGCACGGACGCCAAGAACCTACTGGATGCGCGGGTTCGATTGGAAACACTCCGAGAGGCGTTGAAGCTGTTCCAGAGCGTGGAAGCATCGCCCGTGTTCAAGGACGCCCGCATCGAGACTGAAACTCAGGAGGGGTCGTTCACTCGGCAGATGTTTGTTGGTAACGAGAATGAGATCACGCTTCGCGGTTTCAGTGGGCCTGAAATCAACCAGCCTGAAATCAAGATCGGCGCTGGTCGCGGAGGAGATCAGAACTTCTCAAGTCTCACCAAGAGCGCCGTTGAATCGTGGCGACGATCCGCAAACCAATACATCACAGCTTTTGATTTGGCCCAGCACGAGTCGGACATCAACCCGCTTGCGCCTCACCCAATTTTGCTCGGCTTCGATGTCGCCGTTTACCGTGGGCTTCAAAGTGCGCTCGAAGAAACGAACGTGCTTGTCGATCCATCCACATACGACGACGACAGCAAGATCGACTTCTACGCGGGGCTTACAGCTCAGGGGCAATCGGTGGATTTCAACCGCCAGTTGGACGCCGTTGCGCGAATGGTTGAAGGGATTTTCGGCAAGAACTTCCAGCTCAAGAACGCTTGGTATCGCAATGCAAAGCTGAAGGCTACTCGCGTATTCCATGACAGGAAAAACGCCAGCATTCCGGCAATGCTCTCAAAAGCGATGGCGTCGCATCCAAAGATTGGCGGAATCCAATGGTTGAATTCGATCCCAAGATTTGGCCCGTGGTTCAATGAGACGTTCGCCCCAAGTGGAAACGTGGAAGTGTACCGGAATCGGGTGTTCAATCAACTCGCACACTCTGCTCGCGGAAACTTCGTGGACACTCCACAAGTGGGCGACATTCTACCATCCGGCGAGATTGTGACTCAGGCGGATTTGGACCTGCTGGCGCAATCCATCAAGTACAGCAACGATCTGCTGAAGGTCGCTCAGTACAAGCGCGGGACCGTGGTGAATGTTGGGAAGACGGAGTTTCGCAGGCCGGTTGCAAGCGTCGGTGTGATGGGATCTCCTCGTCATATCAACAAGCGTGGATGGAATGATTTCATGCTTGGCGTCGTGTCTGCATTTGATGCTGACGAAGGTGGTGGAGTGTTCACTTCTGGCGACGATCTTTCGAATGGAACCCGCCCTTGGATTCAGTTCTGGAACCGACTCGCCTTGCACGACGACGTTTTGACGCATCACGTTCTGGATTCTGCGCGAATCGACAGAGCCATCACCGTGTCTCCGTACATGAAGTCGGCGTATGAAAAGCTTGCCGCTTCACTACGAGCCAGCGGGTTCGAGAATCGCATCTCAAACCTCGAAGACCTTGTTGAAAAGCTCCGGGTAAACTTCCCGTCCGGCACGGGTGTCGATGCGCGTGAGTTTATACTTTCGGAACTTGGTAAGGAGTTTGGCCAGTACGTCGCTCAGTCGAAATCCAAGCTCAAGTCCGTCGCTGGAACCACGCTCTCTCCAGAACCCACAACCACTGACACTGCGGACACTCGGCAAAGAAGCTCGTCCATCGTTGAAACTGAGACGATGAACAACGAGTTCACCAAGCCCGCTGCCGATTTGGTTATCCCGTCCGTGTACTACGATTACAGCTCCATCACTCCGAGTGAG